AGTCCCAGTGTACACTCCATCGTTAAAATCACTTTGATTTATTGTTATGCTAGATGTAAGTGTTCCAACTCCTGTGTTTAGCTGATTAGCATTGTATGGAGTAGGGTCGTATACGAACTGACCAAACTGACCAATAGAGTAACCCCACCTAGTATTTAGTGGCTTCCTTAGGTAGTCTATAGTTATGCCACTTGTTATTGAGTCTGGCTTAACAAATAGTTTATTATTCTCAAGTAGGTACGTTGGAAATGATAGTGTTGATTTTGTTAGTGGAGACTTTTGTATGTTATAAAAGTCCATTCTTTGAAGTCTTTGCAACTCCACTTCGCTGTTGTATACTACTGCTCCTATGCGATAAACGTCAGAAGCGTTTCCATATATATCCGAGAATGGAAAAACGAAGTATGGATTTGTGGGAACCGTAGAGTTGTCGTACTCTGCACTTCCTGTAGTTTTAAATATGGCAAGCTTTTCGTCGATGTTAGATATTCTATCAGCATAGTCAGTGTCAGTCTGCATGACTCTTAACTGTTGGTTCAAGTCTTCGCTATACTTTTCAAATACCTCTAACTGAACTTGAGTTCCGATTTTGTTAAACTCATCTGGAGTCACATATCCTCTCTCTTCTTTGTTTAATATCAATAACGATGTCTTGTATGCGCTATCTACGTTTATTGCCATATTAATATTTTTTTTGTATTTAAAAAGATAGACTAACAATTAAGTTAGCCTATCCCTATAAATATATTTACACATTAAGAGAATTTTTTCTCTATACTTTTGTATACCTGCATACCTTCATCAGTCTTAAACCAACTTGCTAGTGCAGAGTATGGATGCTCATCAAATGGCACAGTCATTAATTTTTTACCATTAGCAGCCCAAGAGAATGTCTTTTGATCGCTAGATAGTTTAATAATGTTCGCTTCTGCCGCCTTTATACCAAAACTTCTAAGTGATACATTTTCATCCTGAGCTAAGTTTATAAATAGAGCTGGATTATTTTTAGCTAATAACATTAAGTCTCTCTTCAACTCCTTACTTGTCATTTTCGAAACAGCACTACCAACCTCAGTTCTAAGTATTGCTTCTGCGTGATCCAAGTCTAATGATTTTGCTAAGTTTAATGCATCAATTTCAAGTTCAATATTTTCTAATTCATCAATTGCTTCAGCTACATCATCCTGCTCTAGATACTTAAATCCTCTATGTGGGTGATATAGCGATAATAATTTTTGTAAGTTTTGTTTTTCTTTTGGAACCATTAACACCCCATTCATGAAAACTACATGAGACAAAGTAGCAGGTCCTTTCTGCTCGTCTACAAATGGCGACTTTTGGTTTGTAGCATACCTCAACTCTCTTTCATACCCAGCTTTTTCGTCGAAGTACATTAGTGGGTGTCTATCAGAGTGCTTTACCGCTAAGGTGTATGTTAGTGGGGAAAGATTATGATTCAAGTAATACATTCTATCTTTAACTTCCCAAGTTTCTTTTGCTTTCGCTGTTGTTGATTTTGTTGTCATAACAATATAATAAGATTTAATAAAAAAAATAAATAGAGCCTGGAGTCGCAATATGCGACCCCAAGCAATATTTAATGGTTAATACTATGCAGTTTTTGTAAATAATACAAAGTTGTTAGCTGCTTGTGTAACTAAACATCTTTCTGACAAGAAGTTAACCTTCATTGTGTCAAGATCAGTAGTGTAAGCTCCACCTACAGAACCAGTAATCCAAGACTTCATTCTTCGGTCATCAGCTTCAGAAGCTCTGTATCGAACGTGTAAGAATGGACGTCTGATGTTAGTACCTAACATTTGATCGTATACTGTGCTTGTTCCAGCAGGAACTAATACTCCTTCTACGTTGTCAATTAAGCCACGAGTAGAAGCATCGTTTAAGTATTTCCAGTCAGTCTTGTAGAAGTCGTAAGAACCTCTTCTGAATCCAGAGAAACCTAAGTTTAACGCCATCTCAGAAGAATTTTCAAATACTCCATAAGAAGTACCGCCTGGTGAACCGTAAGAGTTCTGAGCAGCTAACATATCATCAAAATCCAAAGCCAATGCTCTGTCTAAGAATAACATATTCTCCTCAATAGCTCCCTGCTTGTCAAGATTTTGCAATATAAAGTCGAAATCCTCTAATGCAGTTCTACTAGGATTACCACTTGCGTAGTTCTCATAAACATTACCTCTTGCTGTAATAGCAGCGAAAAGACCTTCAGTACCAGCAGTAGTTTGACCTAATGCAGTCTGAACTCCAGATGTAGCGTCAGCTAACTCTCCTTCAACTACAGACATCTCTAAGTAATCTTGGAAACGTAATCTAGTTTCTCCTTCAGACTTCAAGTACCATAAGTATCCTGATGTTCCATCTTCAGCAGCAACTTCAACCCATCCAATTTGAGATGCGTCAGAACCACTGATTTCATAGTTATCCTTGATAATAATCGGCTTGTTACTGAATTGAGTAAAAGATGCTTCTAAAGACCCTTCCATTCCAAAGTCTCCTTTCTTAAACTCAGATCCATAAACAAACAAGTTTACAGTAGCATCAGTAGCAAATCCTGCAGCCAATAAAGTAGCTGAACCGTAAGGTAACGCTGTGAATTGGTTTGCAAAAGCACCTGCTCCTACAGCCGAAACGTAAGCCTTAACTGTAACTCCAGCTCCAGTACCAGTAACTCCTTGAATAACAACTGTGTTACCCTTTCTTATTGCCATATTGTGCGCAGTACCTAATTCGATTGTACCTGCAGCAGCATCAGCAACTGTAACTGCTAAAGTACTGGCTCCAGTTGCGTACCCAATATGTAATCTATTTTGCTCTGACCATACTACTTGATCAGAAGTCATTGGCATCTCAGCACCAACCATTCGTAAGAATCCAGATAAAGTTCTGTTTCCGTAACGCTCTACCTCAGCTTCGTAAAGCTCTGGTAAGTACTGTTGTGCAAAGTTTCCACCAGTCTCGCTAGTGAAGTCTAGGTAGTTTTCATTACCTGTTGTTTTAGTTGGCATTGGTCGTAAGCTAAATACGCCTGCGCTGTCATTAATTGCAAATGTTCCCATTTTGTTTTAATTTTTTAAAATTTACTTTTTATTTTTAGTTTCGAAGAATCAACTCCACTTATAGCCTTAACCTTCAATCCATTAATAAAAACACTGTCGCCTGCAGTTTTTCTAGGTTCGTTTGATAGGTTCTTAGAACCGCCAATAACCTCCTTAACTGCGTCAGCTTTACCTTGTTCGTAGAAATGAGTTGCAATCTTGTCTATGTTTGAAGCTGCGTACATTGCTTTATGATACCCCTTGTGGTCTACTACCTCTCCGCTTTCTCCCAGAAACTTTCCGATGACGTTCGATAGTTCAGACTGTTTTTCGGCAACACTAGTTGGATTGTTTATGCCATACCTAAATTTCTTTTCACCAATATTGAAATCAAAACCTTTGAAATCGTTAGTAAAAACTTCGGTTGTGGCTTTTTTAAACCTTTCGTGCTTTTGCTTCATTAAGCTCTGCTCTTCATTATATCGATTGAAGAAGTCCATTGCTTTCTTCTGCTCTTGAGTTACGCCTGGTCTCAACTTGATCTCATCGTAGTACTTACTCTTTAAGCTTTCTAGAAAGTCTTTAGCTTCTTTAACCTCTTCTTTAAACGCAAGCTTTTTCTTGCGTATGTCTCTTTCGTCATCAAGGTCTTCATCATATGAAAAACTATCCTCCAAAAGGAAATCTATTTCTTCCTCATCTAAGTGAGGCTTACTTTTCTTGTAGTACTCTTTAAGAAGTACATTATTGTCAACATTACTGTAGTCTGCATTAAGCCTAACGTAGTCTTCTACCGTTCCACCAGTTTCTTCCATAAAAGATACTAGCTTCTCAACATTCTCTGGTAGGGGTTTTCCTGTTGCGTTAGACTCACTAACAGCTTTAATCATTTCACTTTCAGCAGTATTGGCACTAACTTGCTCCTCTTCAGTTATTTCTTGAATAACAACTGGCTCTTCATCTTGAATGGAGCCTTGTTTTGGTGATACTTCTGTATCCACTTCTTGTACAGGTTCGGCTTGTTTATCTGCAACCACTGTTGTTGCTTCTTGCTCTTTATTGGCATCTTCCTGAATTAAGTTAACTTTAGTAACATCCTGCTCGACATCCTTCTTTGAAAAGTCTACCTTAACAGGCTCTGTACTTTTATTTAAGTTCTTCATTTTAGGCTTGCTTTTTACTTTAAAGCTACCCTCTTGCTTTACTTCTTTCTCCATAATATAATATAATATAAATTTAAAAAATTACTTAGGACCAAATTGGTCTAAGCTGAATCCACCAAGTACGTCATTCCCTGACGACTCAAAATTCTTTGGTAATAAATTATTCTTTCTTTGATCAATAAGCTCAGACTGTTGCGTTCCCTGCATCTTAAGTCTCTTATCTTTTCTATCCTCAACAGATTGCTCCTTGCCTGCTTCAGCACTAGCTCTTATTTGAGCTAACTGCATATTGAAGTTAAACTCCTCAGCCATAAGCTCTCTCTTTATTTGAGCCTCAGTTCTAAGTCTTTCTATTTCAAACTTAGACTTAGCCTGCTCTATACTTATCTTTTCAGCCGTAAGTGCTTGCTGCTTTTGGACATCTGTCATAGCTGTCTGCTCCGCTAACTGAGCATTTGCCTGAGCTTGTGCTTGTATGTTTTGTTGTTGAGCTTGTTGTGCTGCAGCTACTTTTTTCTTTCTCCTATCCTTTAGCATCTCATTTGCCAACTGTAGGTTCTTAACTCTCCTTATGTCTATAACATCTTCTAGGTCTATGCCTCCAGATTGAAGAGCTATTTGTATGTTTTGCTCTAGTTGAGCCTTCTCCTCGTCGTCTGGCTCCAATTCTAAGAATATACCAAAGTCGTGAAGATTTAAGTTAGATATCTCGTGTAGTGTAGCTGTATTAAACTTAGATATACTATTTACTAATGCGTTCTCTGTTAATGGAAACTCCAAAGAGTCAGCAACTCTCCTAGAGATGTTTTCGCACGCTCTAAGCGTCAAATAGCAGCTTGCCTGAAGTATGTGTCTAGTTGCAACATTAGATTGATTAGCTGCCATCTTTTGAAGCCCTACTAGCGCATCTTTTGATGGTGCAGATCCGTCTCTAGCTTCATTCAATCCTGTTACGTCTCTAATCATTTGCAGGTAGTACTGGTAGATACTAACCAAAGAGCTTATCTTGCCACCTCCATTTGATGAGTTTAACTCTTGAATTGGAATCTTACCTCTATTTAATTCCCCATCTTGAGTTAATGATCTACCAAGGACACTACCAGTTTGGAAGTACATATTTAATGCCTCTGCAGGATTGTAAGTAGTTCCATTTCCTAAGTCTACCTCAGCCAACCCATCAACATCTAAGAAAACTCCATCTGGAACCATTCTAGCAATAACTTGCTGAATCTTTATGTGAGTTAACTGAATCATATCAGCAAACCCAGTTATTCTACTAACTACAGAGTCTATCTTTCCGTTATACATCCTTGGCGCACAGATAACGTAGTTCATCTCAACCTTAGACGTATCTCCGTAAGGTCTAGTCATGTTTTCACTAAGTTCCCACTGTAGCATTATATTGCTTCCTAGTATCTTAGCTCCAGAATACAGGACCTCAACACTTCTTGATACCTTCTTGAATGTATCGCTCTCAGGTGGATTAAAACTGTCGTCCTTTTGTATAACTTTCTCTAGACCATTAGGGCCTTGCTTTATTTTAAAAACTTGATTGTTATAAGTTTTGTACTCAAAGTAAAGAACTTGAACTGTATTTTCATCATAACCTCTCCACCCAGAAATGTATTCCTTATTTCCAGGCATACTTTCTATCCTCTTAAGGTCTTCTTGGCTTATGTTTGGAAACTG